CTTCATAACGGACATTCTCAACTAATGTATCAATGTAGTTTGCATGGAATTTCTTAACATTGTTACCACTACGACGAGTGTTGAATAAGCGTGTTCCACGAGGATATAGTCTTGGATCTGGACAATCTGGATCGACATAGTCACTTGCTAAAAGATCAGCAATATCAGATGGCATAGATTCCTCGCCGCTGGTTGCCCAACGAGCATCAGCAAACACCCAACCGTCTGGGCTGGTGTGATCTGTTACATCTGCAAGGTTCCACTGTGAACCGTCGTATACATAGATGTTGCTGGTATCAATCCAAATATCACCGTTAACTAGTTCTGATGAACCGTCTTGTTGTGTAGTTGGCTTGCTGGCACTGATTGTAGGACCTAATGGATCAGAGTCGGGGAACGCTGATAGATAACCTACCCATGTTGTTCCAGTGTTGTACATAATGTCAGCTACTAGATTACTGTCGAACCATAATTGGCTGTCATCTGGATCTGTTGTAGGAGCGGTGTCTTGCGCTTCGTAAACTAATGGTTTCCAGTTTGATGCTAGATAATCGTAACTAACTTGTGATCCTATATCTGCTTTATAAACCCCTGCTAAATCTGCAAACCCTAGAGTTTCTAAAGGAGCGTTTACTCCGCCATTTCCACTGTCATTAGAGAATGCAATTTCACCGCCTAATTCGTGTGTAATTATCAAACGATTTAGAGTTGGGTTCCAACTAGCTTTGGTATAGGTTAAGTTTGCGTTGCTGTTAATACCCTCGGCAATTTTTTGTCCTAAAGGAATACTGCCTGTGCTGCTTCCTGAAACACCAGTATAACTTCCCCAGTCACCGCCACTGTTAGTTTCTTTTATACCGAAACCCCAGTTTTGGCTATATGTAGAAGCATCGGCAACTGATATAGTTGTTGCGCCTGACTTATAACGAATCCATAACTTGAATTCTGCAGATGTTGTTGCCATTGGGTCGTACTCAACAAATGTAGTACCTAATGCAATAGCTGATCCGCCTGTGGCGCCGTCTAGTGCAGAGATAGCTTCTTGTGTGCTACTATACAATGGAGCAGAAACTCGGTTCCATGATGCTGTTGCAGAACTGTAAACTCTTAGGTCCCAATCTGCACCTTTGCCAGGAGTTGTAGTTTTAATCCAAACACTGCCTGTTGAGGCATTTAAGCCGCCGGATGTAAAATCTGGATAATCATAATGTGGGCTTAAACGAACTTTTTTACCACTGTCAAACCCGTCTTTTACTTCAACCCAACCGCTACCAGAAGAACGATAATAAACACCTTGTGTGTAAGTTGCATCGTTGTCGCTGGTTAACAAGACTGCATAATCACCGACTGAACCAAATTCTGTTGTCGGTAAACCTGTGTTCTCATCATAATCATGATCGTAATTAGTTGCATCGATGATTAATGGAGTCTTAGCAGTAAATTTACCTGTGCTAGCGTTCCATTCTTGGATACCAATAGTTGTATCTGCTGTGACCAACCAATATGTTCCGTTAACAGGCACGCCGCCTGGAACTATTGCATTTGGAACTAGTTGCGAAGTATTAATGTCTGCACGAACTACATAAGCCTTTGAGCTTACGCCCAATGCACTGTATGCTGCCTGCAAACCGTATTCGTTTAATTCACCACCGTGTACTGGGTTACCTTCTGCATCTGTTTCAAAATAAGGTACGCCAAATGTATCTGACAGATCACGCTGACTTGTAATAACCCAAACTTTACCAGCGTTGGCTGCTGTTGTTCCTTGTGCTGTACCAGTACCAGAGCCGTTTTCTTTATCTTGCCCTGTTGCTACAAATATCATTGGAACTGTTCCGGCGCCTGCTGGTGTATAGAAACTCTCATCTATAACTGATACGCTTACGCCTGGTGATTGTAGTGTTGCCATGTTTTAACTCCTTAAAGGATCTACTTTGATATATTTAGTCTGGCGTGGTAAAAAACGCCGGTTAAATACAAGGAGAAAAGGGCAGAAAAAGGGCGGGTTAATGAGAAAACTGTGTAATAAGTGTCAAAAAAGACCAGTGGCAGTTAACTATTATAAAAAAGGAAAACCTTTCTATAGGTCAGTGTGTGACCACTGTGCGCGAGATCGCAGTGACGGTAATCCCTTATGGGCACTGAAAGGTTACACTAAAAAATCTGCCTGCGACAAATGTGGGTTTAAGTCGCAACACTCCGAAGTGTTCAATGTCTATTTTGTCGATGGTGATCAAACTAACTGTCGATACACTAACCTAAAAACAATCTGTGCAAATTGTCAACGCACTCTACAGCGTGAGGGCGTTAAGTGGAAGCAGGGCGATCTACGCCCGGATTTTTAAATCAGGTCAAGCACTACCTGCATTTCTGTAGGAATATCCTGTGGCAACAAATTTTTAATTTGCGTAAAGAGATCATCGATAGATCCATCGTTGATCACAGTATGATCAATTTCCCCGCCCACCCATGCAGTTTCACTGGCATGTATACCCAGCTTTTTCATACGCTCAGAGCTCAACATCCAACTCATATTACCTTGCCCTGCGTTCATGTTTACTGCGTCTTGATACCATTCGGGTTCATCGCCGCGCTTGATACGAACAACAAGACCGCCTGCATTGTGAATTGCTTTGATTTCGTTAGGGAAGCGAACATCACTAATAACAATATTATCAGTAGTTTTTCGCATTTTGTTTTCTACGCTGGCAATCCAGATATCATCATGAAAGCCTTTGCGGCAAACCTCTGTGCCCCAGCGTTGTAGTACCCAACGAGGAGTTAGGTCAGGAATACCTAAACGCTCTGCCCACCAAGTATCTACTTGTTCGCGCCATTCGCGGGCTTCTTTAGTACGGCCTTCCAAGAGAACGCGGTCCCAACCAAATACGGCTGCAACCGCGTCTTTAAGAGTGTTAGCAAATGAGTCTCGTCGGAATCCGTGAAAGTTAACCAAATAATCTGCGGCAGTATCTTTGCCTGAACCGATAAATCCAACAAAACCAATAATCATAGCATCTCCTAGCGTGATACTATAATTTATTATACTTTTATTACGATGTCAATATTTTTTTCTTAAAATGGACAACTTTTAATCCCGGATCTGTTACTTGGCCGTCGTAGTTTCCACGAACATACTCTGGTAGAGGATCTGGAAACATATCAATTATCTTAACTGCTTCAAATCCTGCAGGTCCTGCTATATTAGATACCGTGTTGAATAATGTAATATGTACTGAAATAAAAATATCTGCGTCATCGGTTAGGTATTTGCCTATATTTTGAAAGAACTCTCGATGTGTTTCGAGGCCTATATCCCAGGTTGTTCTGGCAAATGCCTGGATATGATCGTCTGATAATCCCGCTCTTCGAAATCCGGCCAATGCTCCAAGATCAACTCCCATAGCATTAGGGGGGTTACCTACTACTAGGTCCCATTTTTCACTAGTTGGAATCGCTGAAATTACTGGTGTAGTATACGCTCTTACTTTACCCGACAGGTTCAACAATTCTGCATTCTTTAAACACCATTCTTCAGAGCCAGGATGCAGATCAGAAAATGCCAGCGTTTCGCATATACCGGCAGTGATTATCTCAAATCCAATCTCGCCATGTCCTGCACACCATTCGAATGCATTTTTGTATTTTTTATCACCTATTGCTTTTAAAAAATATCTTTTATGATTTTGGCCGCCGCCACACAACCAAACCGGATGTGTTATTTCTGCACCAGATATTAATCTGATGGTATCTATTTGTTGCATGTTCTCTGGAAGACCAGCGGGGTCTTCTATCGTACCGTTGTAAAATTCCATTAATTAGCCTATGACAAATGTTAGGGGTTGTCCGCCGTCTTTGTAGTTCACTAAGTCTTGTTCTAATGTTTCAATTTCGGCTTTACCTTCGCCTTTGAGTGCGCCGCCGTTTAATGAAGTGCTGCCTTGCGGGCTAGTAATGCTGTTAAACTTCTCGCGAGCTTCACCTAGCATTAACTTGCAGTTAGCTAGAGCATAGTCCTTTAACCATTGACCACATTGAGGATCTTGTAGCAGATTAAAGTCTGGTCGATAGTTGTGCATCCAAAGTAACAGTTCTTCTTCTGCTCTAGGGCGTTGCATGATAGTGAGAACTTTTGTAGTTTTGTTAAATGTAAAATTAATATCACTACCAAACATTTTGCCGACTTGTTTTTGATACGAAGCAAAGGCATAATAAGTGGCTAGGCCACCCATGTTTGAACTAGCTAGTAGATATGTATTGCTGTATGCTAGGTTAAAGGGTTCAAACAAAGTACCACCTTCGCCACCACCACTACGGCTACCAATACTTCTACGGAAAAGCTGGCGCACATTCATAACTTCCTTGGGTAACACATACTCGTTTATATCAACTTGTATGGTTAAAAATCCAAAACTTTCTTCAACACTGTTAGAACTGCGCTGTCTAAACTTGTTTAGAGCACGATCTATAGCAGTATTGTAGTGTACAGGGTCAAGTTCAACATCGATCATGCCGTCGCCTAGCATGGCTTTGCAATAATCGATAACTTTCTGGCGTTCTTGTTCGTTCTCAGTCATATCGATATTTAGCAATAAATACAAGACTATGCCAAGACTCTCGCTATACCGTCCTGAAAAGGGCAATGATTTTAGATTCCTAGACCGTGTAATTAATGAAGAATTTCAGGTTGGGGGCACCGACATCTTTATTCACAAGTACGCAGGTACAGTTGCTCCTGCAGACGGAGAAAGCACGCCTACAACTCCTAATAATAGCACTAATCCTATACCTGAATTAGGAATACAAGATGTGCTGTTTATGGAAAACCGAGACAGAATTTACGAACCTGATGTGTATGTGTTGCGTGGAATTTATCAGATGCAGGACTTAGATTTTAACCTAAGTCAATTTGGTTTATTTTTAAGCAACGATAATATCATGATGCACTTTCATTTACGAGGTTGTGTAGATTCGCTAGGTAGAAAAATCATGCCTGGTGATGTACTAGAACTACCTCACTTAAAAGATGAGTATGCATTAGATGACAGTCTTGTAGCATTGAAAAGATTTTATGTAGTTACTGATGTTAGCCGTCCTACTAACGGCTTTAGTCAAACATGGTATCCACATTTGCTTAGAGCAAAATGTCAGCCTCTAGTTGACAGCCAAGAATTTAAACAAATCCTTGATGCAGACAGTGGTGCAGGAGATGGTAGTACCCTACGAGATTTGCTATCTACCTATCAAAAGAGCATTGATATCAACAATCAAATTATCGAGCAGGCACAAACAGATGCCCCTTTAAGTGGATATGACAGTGCTCACTTGTATGTAATACCCACTGATAAAGAAGGCCTAGTAGATTATGCCGCAGCCAGTGATGGAAATACAGATGCTAGTTCTGATGAAGATCCAAAAACTTTAGCTAGCTATGTGTTAAACACACCTAATGAAAAAATATATGTAGGCATTAGCAGTGAAGATGGGACACCCGCTAATGGTATGAAGTTTGGTAGTGGAATAACATTTCCTAGTGATCCTGTTAAAGGTCAATTTTATCTTCGCACAGATTATCTTCCAAACGCACTATTTAGATATGATGGCAAACGATGGGTCATGCGTGAGCAGGGCGTGAGAATGACCATGAACGAGTTTGGAGCACAGGATGTTGCTCCAGGAACAGCATTTGAAGGTGCGGCAATTAGAAAGACACAAAAGGCCGGATTTGTTAATAATACAAACACCAGCACCATTGCTGGTAAAGTTATTCCAGAACGACAAGCATTGAGCAAGGCACTAAAACCAAGGGCAGATAGTTAATATGGATTATTTCTACGACGGGCAGATACGACGATACCTTACACAATTCATGCGTGTAATGAGTAACTTCAGTTACAAAGACGGAAGCGGACGAGTAGTTCAAGTTCCTGTAATGTACGGAGATCCTAATCGTCAGGCCGCTGCCATACTGAAAAAGAACAGCGAGAATACTGTGCCCAGCGCACCGTTCATTGCCTGCTATATCAAAGGTCTTGACTATGAACAGTCCAGATTACAAGATCCTACATTTGTAAGTAAGGTACAGATTAGAGAACGCGAGTACGACGACCAGTCTAATCAATATGTAGAAACACAAGGTCTAGGATACACTGTTGAAAGAATAATGCCTGCTCCTTACAAGTTAACATTTAATGCAGACCTGTGGACAACAAACACTGATCAAAAGTTGCAGATATTTGAACAGCTAAGTTATTTCTTTAATCCGTCAATGGAATTGCAGACCACCGACAACTATATTGACTGGACCAGTCTCACTGTATTATATCTTAAACAAACAAACTTTACCAGTCGTCAAGTTCCTCAGGGTGCTAACCAAGACATTGACATAATGACTTTGACTTTTGAAACTCCTATATGGATTACACCTCCTGCAAAAGTCAAGCGTATGGGCATTATCACTAAGATTATTGCTAATGTGTTTAGCAATGAGCCAGGCACCATTGCTACTGAATATGATACTATCGAAGCAGTCTATGATGGTCTAGGAGAGCATGTAGCCCGTGTATCAGTTAACCCCGGTAACTTTGAACTACTTGTATTAGACAATGTGGCCAGTATTGTAAAGAATGAAATTCTATCTGATGCAGATTTAGATACAATGCCGGATCACACAGTAAGCTGGCTTAAAGTGTTGGACTTATATCCTGGACAGTTTAGAGCAAACCTAAGTCAATTGAGATTGACCAAAGCAGACGGTCGTGAAATTGTTGCCTACATCAGTTTAGATCCATTTGACGAACGCCGTATGTTGTTAAACATTGACACGGATACTATACCCACTAACACAATTATTGCGGGCAGAGGCACAGTAGATGCGATTGTAAATCCTGAAACTTATAATCCCAATAGTCCTGCGGCCGGCACAAGATACTTAATCTTAGAAAATATATCGTCAGATCCTACTAATGGTCCTAGCGCATGGCTAAACAGCGACGGCAGCGGATTTACAGCAGGCGCCAACGACATTATTCAATGGGACGGCACATCATGGTCTGTTGTTTTCAGTTCTCATCAGGCCATAGATGTTACTTACATAACTAACATTTATACAGGCATTCAATACAAATGGGACGGTGAAAGCTGGAGCAAGAGTTTTGAAGGCATCTATGATAAAGACGCATGGCGAATCCTACTATAAATCCTGAACAAATTATTGCCAGTGGTGGCATATTTCTTGCTAAAAGTACTAAACGATTTTTGTTTTTGTTGCGAACACAAGGTCGTACTGCTGGCACATGGGGACTAGTTGGCGGACGCAAAGAACCCACAGATGCAACTCCCTTTGAAGCACTAAAGAGAGAAATTGAAGAAGAAATTGGAACTGTTGCTGGTATTAAAAAGACAGTTCCCCTAGAACTTTTTACAAGCAACGATCAAAATTTTCAATACAATACCTATGTTGTTATTGTTGAAAATGAATTTATTCCTAAGCTAAACGATGAGCACAGCGGCTATGCGTGGTGCAGTTATGACAACTGGCCTAAACCCTTACATCAAGGATTAAAGACCAGTTTTTCTAATCGTGTTATCAGGGGAAAGTTAGAACTTATACTCGACTTACTTGATTAAATCTGGGCCAAATGCCCATGTACCCATGTGTCGTGTTTCCATGCTAAGAGCGGTATCGACATAGATTTTGTGGCCTGCTTCGCCGATTTTCTGACAGAAGTGCATGTCTTCTCCTAGCCAATCATTGCTTTCGGGAGTCCAACCAAATTCAAAGTATGGGCGAGAAATTTCGTCTAAGATACTAGTCTTAACTAGCATACAGCCCATGCCAATACCTTCAACTTCTACAAGATCATCTTGTGTTTCGTAAGGTAAAGGATTTTGCCAGTCGCCGATCTTTTCGTACGCCACGCCCTTGAAAGGCGGTTGGCGTCGAACGTAGTTTGCGGCAACAACAGATTTCTTATGTGCTAACAATCTCAGTGCTGTAGTTGCAGGGAACGCCATATCGCTGTCTAGCCATAGCATATATTCTGCACCTATATTCTTAGCTTCTAGTGCTAGTCTTTCTCGTTGTGTGAGTAAGATAGTGCTAGCATCGTAGACAACATGTGTATCAATGTTGTTCTGCGTGTTTAATTTAATTAACTCTCCAATGCACTGAGCAAAGGCAGTATGTATCATGTCCCTGCAGGGAACAAGCACGGCCAGTTTAGATTTTTTTAGGCTCCACTGGCTGGAGGCAAATACACTTTTTGTCATGCGCCAGCTACATCGTTGCTTAGAGTTTCGCCTTGAATTACTAGTTCTTGAATAGAATTAATTAAATCCTGGCTGCGTTTTGCTGTTAGAATAAAATCGTTAGGTGCTAGCTTACACATTTGTTCCATTGTATCAATGCTAATTGCATTATTACACAATGTTTCAAGTGCGCCTTGTCGGGCTAGGCGTTCAATAAATTGATGTCTCACTGTTTCATCGTTTTGGTCAAACAATTCTTCACAAGAATCTTGATCCATGTCATCAGCAAGTTCTTCAAGTGCGGTTAATTCTTGTTTGATTTCAATAGTTGGATTTTCTATTGTTCGTAAGTATTCAATCCGGCGCAAGAATTGAAGTAGAACTTCTGGATTTGTAGAGCGTTCGTGCCAAATAATGTTGTCTAATTCCCATTTACTGATTCGGAACGACTCTGCTAATAATAGCAATGCTTCGATATCTATACTCATTTTTTACCTATTAATATGTATACGGTGCTGTCTTTCCGCCGAATGTAGACGAGAAGCTAATTTGAGCACCTGCAACTTTACCACCATAACTGGCACCTAGTGTAGCACTTAGTCTTACGCTGGCACCAGAGGGACTTGCATTTGTATAAGCAGTATACACTCTTCCCATTGAAATTGCACTTCCTGTTGCTGGTAAAACTGACGGCACCGATTATCTCCTGGATATTTATAGGTATTAAAAAACTAGTGTAAAAAACTTGATTTAATCAATGTATTTATTAAATTGATGGCGGCTCAAAGTTTAGCTGCATTTGTAAGTCTTCGGCCATATGAGCTCTTGCATGTTCTAATGTTGCAAACTGCTCTGTAACTAACTCTTCTTCATTGTCGTAGTATTGAAGTATCCAATTTCCGCTTTCAAATTTTAATTGTCTAAATTTCATTATATACCATACCTTGATCTTTGATTGTTAAAATTTTGTGCAACTTCTGTTGAAGTTAATCCTCGATTGTATATTTTAACAGAGCCTATCTTTTTATAAGTCCACTCAGTTCCATATCCGTTTCCTATGTTGAGAGTTTGTGCTGTAAAATTATTTGTAAAACCTGACTTGCTTCCCATAAGATTTCCATTAAGATAACAATAAGCAACAGAGGATGCTCTGGTAAGAACAACATGATTCCATGTATTTGTTGTTAATGTCCACCCTGTTGTAGGATAGGTTGTAAATGCTGAACTATAAAAATAAATGGCTCCATCACCGGTGTTGGCTTTTAACCCGAATGTATTTTGATCAGGTAATGCAACCATGTGCGTGTACCCACTAAAGTTAGTAGGATTAATCCAACACTCTACTGTAAAATCTCCAGTTCCAAAAGCAAATAAAGACGATGAGGGTGATTGCAATCTTGCATCTACACCGCCATCCCATTGAAATGTATTATCGGAGTTGTATGTTAAATTGGAAGCGGTAATTGTATTATTGCCTGTTAAATCTTTAATTGCTTGACTGGTAGACCTAGAAGTACCTGCACCACCCATAAACGGGGTCATAGTGCTGCCTTTTTCATATTGTACGGCCGTAACATAAATTGTCCCGTCAGTTCCGTATGCGTTAGCAATACTTCCGTAGTTGTTTGTAGAGTTAGTTACTGTATAACTAACACGAGTCCATACATTCAATGGGATATACCATGCGGTTCCTGCATCCCAAGGATTCCAATGTTGTCCAACACGACAGTAGGTTCCTGCTGTTAGCAGTATCCATGCAGAATGCGTATACACACCGCCGTTTACTTGGTCTACGCTTGATGTGTATAAAATATCTAAAGAAGTATCTCCTCCATTGTTGGACTGAATTTTTGATATTTCATAACCTGTTACAGGAGGTGCGATGGGCGGAGTCACACCGCGGGTGACTGTTGCATTGCCGTCAGTCCAGTTGTAAGTATCATAGTTACAAGTGTTATTGTTCGGCCTGCCTATCCATGACTTTTGAGTATTGCTCATATCATAGGCAAACACAAGCCCGTTATTGGTAGGCATAGGTCCATTAGAAACGCTCATAGTCCAAACCTCCCTCTCGTAGCATTAAAGTTTTGTTTTACCTCATCTGCAGATAATAATCTATTGTATATTCGTGCTATATAATAGTCACCAGCAATACTAAATCCTGTATTACCTCCCCATCCTTCTCCATAGGGGTAAAGTGTTCCAAAAGACGTTCCGCCTGACTGTGAGCCAGACGAGCCGCCGCTGCCCGATAGTCCGTGATTAGTTGCCGCCACATAAACTTCACCGTTTTTATAAACACCAAACTGAGTTGCGCTCATCCACCACACCATATGAACTGTTGAGCCTGTACAAATTGATGAGTAACTTAAACTAGTTCCAGATGCGTTTGCGTGTAATCCAAAATTTCCTGCAGTCATTGTATAGTTATATTGGCCACTACCGTTCCATTCTCTACTTACAATATAACCATCGTCAGAAGATTTAAACACTACTTCAATTGACATAACAGCATTTCCGTTTGTGCCATTAGGTGACCATGCACTTGTATAGTTTGCATGGTTTGTTCGTATGTATTGATTTGTTCCGTTTAGTGTTATCGCACCAGGAGTAGTGGTTGTACTTTGACTTGCATTAACAATTGACGCATGATTATTTGTGCCGCTGATGTCGTTAACCGCTGTTGATACTGTGTTTAATGCTGGCCACTTGCTAGGATGTAGTGCTGTCCAATTACCAGGAGCAATTAATACCTTGGCCACATATAATCTATTGTATGTAGCATATTGATACATCCACGAACCTGTGTGAATTTGTGTTGCACTTGCATTGGTTGTAAATAATGATCTGCTCCAGTACCAATCGTCACCGAGGTGAGTTTCTTGACCGCTGTATCCACCAACCATATGCACGCCGTATTCGGTTAAGTATGTACCACCGTTATATTCATAATGGTACATATAGTTAGCACCATAGTGTCTGTTTACACTCTTATATAAGATAGCATAGGTATATTGTGTGCCGCCCGTTACAGGAATACTATTTCCATATGTAAAAGGACTTGGACAACAGTTACCAGATCCGCCGTTATAGTCGTTATACATGTCCATGTATGCACTATTGATCCAGCCCACTGTAGGGATGTAGACGTTTTCTGTTCCAGAAGAAAAATTATATGTTGCAGAAGAGCCTTGCCCTTGTGGTGTTATTTGTGTGGCAATATTTTTTGTTGTAGGGGCAGGAACGCTTTTAGTGTTATTAGCGTCCATATGGTATATAAGACCATCTTGAACGATCGAAGGATTAGCTGTTACACTCATAGGAATCTCCCCGCAAGCGCATTACTAATATTAAGAATTGTTGTATCATCTAGGCCTGTATTGTAGACTGCAAAATACGCCAGCTGACCATTCCAGTTCGATGCAGCGGTGCCGTACTCATCAGTACTACCTAGATCTACTGCGGCGGATCCTAGGTTAATATTTCCTGCATAAGTTGAGTTGGTTGTATAACTAGTTCCATTCATAAAAATACTTCTATCATACAATCTGCTTCTAAATGTCCATATCCTAAAATTACGCATGTCAGAAAGGCCGAACGTATACTGTGTCCTTTGGTCGGCATTACAACAAGTTGATTGGTCGAAGTACATAGTATAGTTAGACCACCCCGGATGTAAGAATATGCCTCTACTAGTAGACGCACTGTTAGAACCGTTAGTATTATAAAACTTAAATGCCCCGTTTGAATTATCTGTCTGAGTAGTTGATACCATGAAGATAGTATAACCGGTACCATTGTTAATGCCGAAACTGTTACTTGCAGGACCTTGTGCTCGTGTACCACTTGTAGAAAAATATGACTTCGCGCCAGATCGTGTAAACTGTGCGCCGTTAGTGCCGTTCCAAGTAAAGTGTCTATTGTTTCCGCTGATGTCGTACCAAGTCGTGCCTGTTCCAGAGTAGCTCTTGGCATTGCTTGCATCTAATAGTAGTTGCAAGTTTGATCTCTGGATAGGAACGTTATAGTGTACGGTCATATTACCATTTTCCTAAAGGACAGGATTTGAATTCCATATTCACAAGGATGACTTTAGGACATGCACATTGATTACATGTTCCTCCACCTTCTGGCAGTAATTGGTCACAGCTATTACAGGTAGAAAGTCTCATTCGTCTAACATCGTCGTCTATAAATGATTCTTCTGTGACAACTGCTTCATTGCCAATCATTATATTGACTACTTGTAGATTAGCACCTCGTGCTTCGGCAGCGGCAACTACATCAGGATATAGACCTGCTTTGTAATCTTCTATTGCTAGATGTGCGGTTTCGTAATCTAAATTAGTAGTCATAATAGTTATTTAAGTTATACATTGAACCTTGAACGTTGAGCATTGAAACTTTGCAAGACTTCTGCAGAAGTTAATCCTCTATTATAAATTTGTACCAACGGAATATTTCCTGTAAATGATCGTGTTGCTGCCGAATCTAAGTGAAAGCCTTTGCCTATTACAACGTTATTAAACACATTAACAAATCCGCTAGGGTTGCTAGCTTGGTTAGTTACTATTGATCCGTTCAAGTATGTAGAAACTAGTCCCGAACCATCACGAGTTATTACTACATTATACCATGTGTTAGCACTCATTCCCGAAGAAATAACAGTAAAATTATCTGCTACAGAATTGTTACCAGTGTTGCCACTCAACACCCATACTAAATTTCCACTACTATTTTGTTCTAGTCGAGGTCCAATGTTGCCAGTAGTGCCGTTATAACTAAAATTACAGTCTATAGGGTTCCTGTAATTAGATACAGATGTAGAATAAATCCAAACGCTAACTGTGAACTGACTGAATGACCCTGCTAGGGCGCCACCACTTACATAATTTGTTGAGCCGTCAAAGCTAACAGAAGTACCATCAGAACTGTATGTTAAACTATTTGCAGTTATAGTATTCTTATTTGTTAAGTCTAATAAACTTTGTGTGTTAGATCTAGTTCCAAATGCATATCCGTAAGGTTGAGATGCGTAGGATGCCTTTGTCCATTGTAATCCGTGTAGGTATAATTTGCCTGCACTAGTGCTATATCCCCAACTAGGTCCGTCAACAATGATAGCATTAGAGTATGCTTCATTGAATCGTGTCACGGTATAATTATAGTGCCATTCTCCGTCTGCAATAATGCTACTTCTGTCTGCTAGGATGGTATAATTGTATGCTCTTGACCAATCCGATGTGTAATAGCCGCCGACACCAAACCCAGTATTGCCTGCTGGTGCTGTGGTTTTATACCAGTAGCTTGTGGTCCATATGTCGCCAGAAGATCCCGTCCATATGCTGCCGTAGGTACTTTCCCATCCGTTCCATTGATTTGAAGTTCCAGACTTTTCAAAGCGCCAAGTTTTTGCACCGGGTATAGGACCGTCGTCTTCAGCAGTACCTGTAATATTTGTATTAGTTCCGCCTACAGTCCATGGATCAAATGGAGACCCGCTGTTCCAGTAGTAATTTGTGAGTGGGCCACCTTTCCAACTTTTTGGATTACCTGTATCATATTTGAATACAAGACCGTTTGTGACATCATTTGTTCCGACAAAGATACTCATAACCATTTCTCCAACGGACACGAAATATTGTTAGATACCATGACAATAATAGGTTTGTCTTCTTGCTGGCAAGTTGGAACATTGTCTTTTTCGCAGGCGTGTTCGCACTTGCCGCAGATTTCTAATTTTGATGTTTCGTTAGAAATATCTATCATACTCCGTACCTTGCCCTTTGAGTGTTAAAATTTTTCTGTATTTCGGTACTAGTTAACGCTCTACTATAAGTTTGTAGTACAGGTAGGTCGCCTTTTAAGTATGCCGCGTCTCTTGGATTATAGCCAACAAACACAGAAGAGCCTTCACCGAAACTATACCCTACAGGTAGCGTAATAGATTTAACAGCGGTAGTATCTTTGTACAACACAAGAGATGTTCCGCTTCGAACGGCTACTAAATTATGCCATATACCGTCATTAGGGTTATTGCCAGAAGTGTTATCAACTATGCCCCCGTTGTAATATGTAAAATTAAAATCACCGCTTGAGTGAGAAACTTTAAATGCCCATGCCCCGTTTGAAGGAGCGCCTGTGAATCCCTGTTCCATAATAGCAACATAACTAGCTTGGGTTCCATTGGATTTCCACCAACAGCTAATTGTAAAGTCGCCTGTACCAAATGCACCTACAGAAGAAGGTAGTGTTAGATAATCGCTGGTACCGTTAAAACTAAATGTACCGTTGCTATTATAGGTTAAGCTATTAGCAGTAATTGAAGTATTTCTTGCCAAGTCAACTAATGACTGAGTATTTGATCTTGCACTAGAAGTAAATGCCTGTACATCGTTGGCACTAGAACTGAAAATTACCTGAGGATTTTTATATAAGATATATCCGCTACTAGCAAGATATGATCCGCCGCACGACCCTGGATATAAAAACATTGCCTGTGTACCGCCACTTGCGCTTGGGCCAGCACTAAATGTGACTGTTTGCCATACACCTCTAGCAGTGTTTGGTGCGCCTGCACTACCACTTAGAGCAGTGCCGCCGTAGTTTTCAAAATTTGCAAGCAGGTTAAGTGTAGGATAATTGGCAGCATCTTGACTAATATAATAATCAAATGTCATTGTAGCATATTGGCCGGAGGCTATTGCAGCCGAGCCGCCATGATAGTGACAGCCTGTTCCACCTAAATCGTATCTGTAGACTACATCGGTTGGTTTAATTTCGTACCCGCCGAACACTCCTGAATATATCCTTCTAAAAGTACCAGTCCCGTTCGTAGGAAAGGATACATTACCACTACCGTCTGGTGTGGGCAATGGGTATTGATTAGTAATAGGTTTACCTTTATACGACTTTTGAGTATTATTCATGTCGTAGTAAAAGGAAAGCCCATTAGTTACAATAGAAGGAGAACTTGAAAATGCCATTTACCATTTTCCTATAGGACACGACTTAAATCTAAAACTGCTCAACATGGATATAGTACAGTTACATTCTGTACATTTTGGAACATTTTCGTCGTCTGATCGTCTATCACAATCTACACAAAAGCTAATTCTCTTTTCAGTTTCCTGCTTTGTACAGTTAACATCATCTAATTGATCGGTATTGGTCATTTGAACCTCCCCTTCAATGCATTGTAATTTTGCAAAACCTCGGCAGCACTTAACTGTTTTGTATGTACCATGAGCGCAGACATGTCTCCATTAAACACTGTTCCGTAACTGTCATTACCGGCACCATAACTGTCACTATTGCATGGTCCCCATTTTGTACAAATGGCTGCAAGCTGACTGGTCACGCTACCTGTCAATGTCATTGTAGCATCTTGAACACCGTTAATGTACATGACCATATTGGTACCACTTTTAGCAAACGCAATATTTTTCCAGTTACCATCATTTACGCTAGTAGTACCCATTGCTCCCTGCCATGAAGTTGTATAGTACATATAATACATTTTGCCAGAGTTAAGACCGTATGACTCTCCCACAGGCCCGCCATTACAATGACTTAATAATCCCATATCACCAGATGATGTGAATCTTAACCATACACTTACTGAAAATGCAGTTGTTGAGTTAAACGCACTAAATTTTCCCCAATTAGTGGTGCCGTTAAAATTCAATGACCCGCCGTTATTATCATACCAATTTGGGGCCCCGGCAGGGCTAGCGGTGTATGTACTGCCACCTAAATTATACATAGTTACATCTGTTCCATAACCGCTTAGGTCTTTCCAAACGGCACTAGTCTGTGGTGCTGACAGACTTCGTGCGGCATCTATATACAATCGTAGATTAGATGTAACTATTCCGCTAATATTTACAACATCAATAGTTTGTTGAGTTGCATTATTAACCCCGTATACAACAGACATTATATTAACCTTTTGTTATCAAATTTTTAATACTTGCTAACTCCGCCTTTAAGGTATCAATAATTCCCTGTTGCTCTTTTACTGCTTCAATTAATAGAGGAACTAACTTCTCATATTGAATTGTCTTATAGTCTTCACCTGATTTGCTGTTACCATTTTCGTCAACGTCAAACGGTGCAGGACGAGTAGCTTCTGGTAATATTGCTTCAACTTCGTCAGCAAATAAACCAACTAGTTTAGTAGTTCTATCATATCCAAAACTCTCAGCCAATGCGTTCGGAGTATAAGTAATACCATTTAATGATAACACTTTTGTGACAGCGTTGTCAATAACCTTGACATTTTCTTTTAGTCTACGGTCCGAATAGTATGCAGTAATTTCGTTAGTAGCACGAATTTCACCGGTTGTACCACTTGCTACAGTACCAACACCTAAGGACATTAAGTATGTAGAACTGTTAACAGTTAGACCCATGTTAGTTTGGGCTGTACTTGTACTAATTGCAACCTGGCCGTTATATTGTGCAAGTTTGACTAGACCTGTGTCTAATACTTCGATGCTTGGAATACCAGATACATCGTTAGCACTGAATATTGTTCCAGTAAAGCTGTCGTTGACGCTGAATAACTGTCCTGCTGTTCCTCTAACTTCAAGTTTGTTTGTTGAAGTTGTACCGTTGCCGCCAATCATAACGTTGCCGGTCATTGGGCTAATTGCAAAACTGCTGGTTGTGTAAACAGATTCGGCTGTAGCAGTACCGTTATTACTATCAACAAATGCAGGATAGTAAACACCGTTAGCAGTCTGTGCAACGGTATTAACAGTATATGCATTGCCTGTGATGCTAATTGGCCATGTACCTGTTGCGTTTGCACCACCTGTTGATGGTGCTCCAACTGTGTTATAGCTGATTGTTCGAGCGGCACTACCGTTATAGGTAGTTCCACTTGCATCACCAGAACCGCTGTTGTTCATTGTTAATGCATAGGTAACAGCACCAGCTGTAATACCACTGGCCGCTGCCCATGTAGGTGCAGTACCATTGCTGGTTAACACATATCCATTGGTACCAATACCTAAGAATGTAGTTGCGTTAGCACCTGATTGATATGGCAAGCTACCTGCGGCACCGTTGGCCAAGTTCAATGTAGTAGCCATCAATGTAGCAGTGTTTAGCGTCCATGTCTGTGCAGTAGAACCGTTGTATGCACTACCTGTTAAGCCTGCACCAGCAGAGTGGCTTTGTACCACCTGTGTTGCAATGTTCATTAAGGTGCTTGTGTTTAGGGTCCATGTTTGGTTAGCACTACCGTTAAATGCTGTTCCACTTAAACCAGTACCTGCGGTCAGTGTGCCAATAGTAGAATATGCTACTGCGGCATTAGATGCTGTTGTTGCACTGCCTGCACTTAGGCCACTTAATGCGGTCCATGTAGGAGCAGTACCGTTGCTGGTCAACACATATCCGTTAGTACCGATGCTTAAGAATGTAGTTGTATCTGCGGCGCTTTGATATGGAATACTACCGGCCGCGCCTCCAGCTAAGTTAGCATCTAGGGCGCCTTTAGTTCCTGTAACAACTTCGTTAGTGATAGTTGCATCAGGAATAAATGTCATTTTTCCTGTGCTGTTCTTATAACCAAAGAATCCTACTTTTGCCACGGTGCCGTTATGCCACTGGAATGCAATGCCTCGGTCCTTGCCATCATTAGAAGCAGGGGCTGCTCCGTTGGCTCCGCCACCTATTGTAACGATCGGGTCACCAATGTTTGTTACAGTACTATCTACATAAGTTGTTGTACCTTGTACTGTTAAGTTTCCTGTGATTGTAACGTTGCCGCCGAATGTCGGACTTGCGGTCCATGTAGGAGCACTTCCGTTACTCATCATCACGGTGTTAGCACTACCGATGCTTAGGAAAGTAGTTGCGTTGGCAGCACTCTGATATGGAACACTACCTGCCGCACCACTAGCTAGGTTAACAACTTTAGTCATTAGTGTTGATGTGTCTAATGACCATGTAACTGCGGCGCTACCGTTATAGCTTGCACCTAGAATACCTGTACCTGTGCTATGGCTATTAGTTAAACTACCAGCTGTTAAACTGCTGGCTGCTGTCCATGTAGGAGCAGTGCCATTGCTGGTTAGCACATATCCGTTAGCACCAATACCTAAGAATGTAGTTGCGTTAGCACCTGACTGATACGGCAAGCTACCTGCGGCTCCAGCACGAATGTTTGTACTAACTACTGCATCTTGTACATACATACTAGCAGTACCAGTCCAAGTAGGAGCACCTACATAGTTGGCCTGTAAGAAATTACCTGTTGTAGCTGTGTTAATAAAAGCAGTTGTATCTACAGCACTTTGATATTGTAGCTGACCAGCAGTACCCCCTCTTTGATGAGTGGCTAGTACAGCGTTTTGAACATAAATGTTAGCTGTTGTAGTCCAGGCAGGAGCACCGTTAGTTGTTGCTTGCCAGAACTGGCCTGTAGTTCCCGAGCTAGCAAATGCTGTTGACCCCGGAGCTGTTTGATATGGAATCTGCCATGCTTGTCCACCTGCTAAGTTTGTAGCAGTTGTTGCACTACCTGCACTTAGACCACTTAATGCGGCCCAGGTAGGCGCAGTACCGTTACTGGTTAATACATATCCATTGGTACCGATACCTAAGAATGTTGTGCTGTCAGCGGCACTTTGATATGGCAAGCTGCCTGCAACTCCGCCAACAAGGTTAGTGGCCTTAGAGGCTGTTCCAGTTAGTGCGCCAACAAATGTTGTAGCAGTTACGGTACCACTAACATATACTCCTCCTGTAACTCCAAATTTTTCACCACTGGTCGTTGGGGAAGCATTACCGTAGCCAATCAATACAGAAGTAGTACCTGAACTAATTTGGAATGGGCTTGTACCGTTTGCTTCAGTGACATCGTCTTCTCTAATAATTCTAAACGTGTCGTAATAGTTGTCAAAACTCCAACGATAGGTTTTGCCACGAAGAACAAGTTGTCCGCCTTCGCCAGCAGGATCTATCATAGACTCGATACGACCGTTTACTGTGAGCAAGCTACTTGTGCTAATGAACCCGCCGATGCCAACTTGTTTGGTTGCTGAGTTAATTATAAATGAACTTGTAGTATAAACGCTTGCGGCTGTGGCGCTTGCGTTATTTGCACTAACAAATGTAGGATAAAAAGTAGCGGCCGACGGATTGGCTACTGTTTGTACTTGTGCAGAACTACCGCTGGCACTATCTGCAATAACTGCACGGCCTACATACATACTTGCAGTTGTAGTCCAAGTAGGTGCACCTACATAGTTGGCTTGTAAGAAGTTACCTGTTGTGGCTGTATTAATAAAGCCACTAGTATTAGCCGCTGTTTGATAATGCAATTGACCAGCAGTACCTGCTCGTAGGTTTGTGCTTACGTTAGCATCTTGAACATAAGTTGTACCTGTATTACCGGCATGAACAATTATGTTGCCACCGTATGTTAAAGATCCTGCGCCAGCACGACCTAATGCTGTAGTATCACTACTGCCAAATATAATATATCCGTTGGCAGAGTTTTGTTGTCCCATTACTCTAAGAGTATCTGCAACATTAACATCGCCAATCCAGGCATCGTCGCCGACTTTAAAGTTTGTGCCGTTACCGTTGTTAGTTGCCGCAAATACACCAGCAGTCACCCATCCTGTGGAAGGGTTAACAGAGAAACTACTTGTAGTGTAAACAGGCTCCCATCCTGCGGCAGCATTATTGCTATCAACAAAAGATGGATAATATGTTCCACTTGTAACCTGTGCAACAGTGTCTATGTATGCCGCTCTTGAAACATACATTGAACCAGTGCTCATGAACGCAGTGGTATTGGGCGCACTTTGATATGCAAATTGACCAGCAGTACCACCTGCTAGGTTAACAGCAGTGGTCATTAGTGTCGAAGTGTTAAAGTTGTTTACAGTATCAGCAACAGTAGCACGATAAACATACATGCTACCTGTTGATGTCCAAGTAGGAGCACCGGTATAGTTGGCCTGTAAGAAGTTGCCTGTTGTGGCTGTGTTAACAAAACTTGTTATACCTGCCGCACTTTGATAAGGAACTTGTCCAGCAGTACCACCTGCTATGTTTGTTGCAGTTGTACTAACGCCAGTAATACTTGCATTGATTGTACCTGCTACAGTGATGTTACCACCAACATAAATGCTGCCGCCAACACCTACACCGCCGAGTACAGTTAAGTCACCGCTAGATGTGTTTCCACTGTTTGCGGCTCCACCGGCCAGTTTAATAGCACCTGTCTTAAATGTGCCATAGGTAGTACCCGTAAATACTCCATTAGCCTCAGAACCGTTCTCATACCACTCTAGATAGCTAGTGTCGTTAGCAATGCCTAAGAATGCATCTTTGTCTGCACTCTTGTAGTAGTGGAAAATAAAACCAATATCTTTACCATCGTCTAAGGTCCAGGTGTGGCTAGACGGAGTACCTCCCGGAGGAGTGTGCATATTGAGAATGTTGTCAGTATAAACAGTATTTGTGCTGTACGCATAAGTTGCTGTACCTGCAAAAGTCACTGGACCTTTAAACAATACAGGAGCATCAGTTCCGACAGTTAGACCACTGTTAATAAATGCACCGCCTGCAACATATAGTGCATTGTTGACTCCTGTTGATGTGCTATACCCTGTTCCGTTTACTGATAAGTTTTGAAGGTTTACAAGGCCAGTTGTTGGGTTAACATAGAAACTACTTGTTGTATAAACACTTTCTGCTGTCGCAGATGCGTTATTAGTATCAACAAACGTTGGATAATAACTTGCATTTCCTGTTTGTAAAGTTGTTAATACTTGGTCTGAAATTGTTGCACGGTTAACATAGATAGTGCTAGTTGCCGCCCAGGCTGGGGTGCTGCCGTTGCTGATTAACATATTGCCAGATGCGGCAATACTTACAAAGCCAGTTGCGTTAGCCGCTGTTTGATATGGCAAGCTGCCTGCGGCACCTGCTCGTAAGTTTGTGCTTACTACTGCATCTTGTACATACATACTAGCAGTTGTTGTCCAGGTCGGTGCCCCTACATAGTTTGCTTGTAAGAAGTTACCTGTTGTGGCTGTGTTAATGAATCCACTGGTGTTGGCTGCTGTCTGATAATGTAATTGTCCAGCAGTACCTGCTCGTAAGTTTGTGCTTACGTTAGCATCTTGAATATAGATACTGGCAGTGTTTGTGTAAACAGGAGCACTTGCACCTGCACTGACTAGTAGTTGTCCAGCAGTACCTGGTCCGTAGAAACTTGTTACTCCGCCGGCTGTTTGATAAGGAACCTGACCAGCAGTACCACCTGCTAAGTTAGTAGCTGTAGTAGCAAGACCTGCACTTAGACCACTTAGTGCCGCCCATGTAGGAGCAGTACCATTACTGGTCAATACATATCCGTTAGTACCAATACCTAAGAATGTGGTTGCATTGGCACCTGACTGATACGGAATACTACCTGCGGCACCTGCGCGAATGTTTGTGCTTACTACTGCATCTTGTACATACATACTAGCAGTTGTAGTCCATGTAGGAGCACCTACATAGTTGGCCTGTAAGAAATTACCTGTTGTAGCTGTATTAATAAAGCCACTGGTGTTGGCAGCTGATTGATAAACTAGTTGACCAGCTGTTCCGCCTACCAGCGTTACAGATTTAGCCATTAGTGTAGAAGTATCTAGGCTCCATGTCTGTGCTGTGCTACCGTTATAGGCTGCGCCCAAGATACCTGTACCAGTTGAATGACTTTGAACTACCTGTGTAGCTACCTGCATTAGTGTGGCAGTGTTTAAAGTCCAGGTGTAGTTGGCGCTACCGTTAAATGATGTACCTGTTAAGCCAACACCGGCTGATAATGTGCCCATGGTTGCATAAGCAGTGGCCGCACTGGTTGCAGTAGTAGCTAAGTCAGATAGTGTTGCACGGTTAACATACATACTACCTGTTGATGTCCATGTAGGAGCACCGGTGTAGTTAGCCTGTAAGAAGTTACCTGTTGTAGCTGTGTTAATGAATCCACTGGTGTTAGCCGCTGTCTGGTAAACTAGTTGACCAGCAGTGCCCGCTCTTACGTTTGTACTTACATTAGCATCTTGAATATAGATACTGGCGGTGTTTGTGTAAACAGGTGCGGCAGCACCATTAGATAATAAAATTTGTCCAGCGGTTCCCGGACCGTAAAAACTTGTAGAACCACCTGCTGTTTGATAAGGAACTTGGCCAGCAGTACCACCTGCTAGGTTAGTAGCAGTTGTAGCAAGACCTGCACTTAGACCAGTTAGTGCGGTCCATGTTGGAGCAGTACCATTACTGGTCAACACATATCCATTAGTACCAATTGCTAAGAAGCCAGTTGCGTTGGCTGCTGTTTGATAAGGCAAGCTGCCTGCGGCTCCACTGCCTAAGTTTACAGCGGTCTGCATTAAAGTAGCAGTGTTTAATGTCCATGTTTGTGCGGCTGAGCCGTTGTATGCACTACCTGTTAGACCTGTACCTGCTGAAAGGCTTTGGCTCATTGCGCCAACAAATGTTGTTGCAGTTACAGTACCAGATGCTGTGACATCTTTTACATATAGTCTATTCCATGCTAGTGATCCAGAACCTAAGTTGTATGTGTTAGTAGTTCCAGGAAGTACATCAGAAATAACTTCAGCACCTAATGTGATGGTATCAGTGACTTGATTGCCAAGTGTGATATTACCATTGGCAATAATATTGCCTTGGGCAGTAATGTTTCCGCCAACAAATACATCTCCACCAATACCTACACCACCGGCAATTTGTAACGCACCTGTAGTAGTACTACTAGTCGGAGTTGTATTAGATGTTCTAATAATATCATCGGTTGTTATTAATGTAGTAGTAACTGTTGTATATTGAATGTCTAATTCTTGTGCAACAATCTTGCCGCCAACAAAAATATCGCCTGCAACTCCAACGCCACCGGCAACAATCAAAGCGCCAGTAGTTGTAGATGTTGCATTAGCTGTTCCGTTAACTTTAACAGAACCTGCAACATAGGTTAGTGTACTTGTATACTGAGGACCATTTGTACCATTACTGAATAAGAATTGACCATAACTACCAGGACCAGCAAATGAAGTAACGCCAGGTGCTGATTGGAATGCTAGTTGACCTGCTGTGCCACCAGCTAGGTTTGTTGCTGTAGATGCGGAACTTACAGTTGCACCTGCTGATACAATACCACCAACTGTCGAACCATCGCCTAACCATGTAGGAGCAACACCCGCTGATGCATAATCTGTTACAAAAACAAATTGTCCTTGTGCAGGAGTAATTGCAAGACGCTCTGCATTTGTTATTTTTAATGTTGGTAACAGCGCACTTCCGCCTGCTGTAATTCCGTCATGGACTCTAACAGCATAAGTGCTTGTATCGATTGTTAGTTCTCCGACTGCACCTGTAAACGCATTATTTTGCGCTGAGGTGCCTCTTCTAAATTGGACTTGTGTTGGCATCTTGTAATCCTAGTCTTATGGTAAATTCAAATCTGCGTAGAGCATGGCTCCTACGGGGTTCATACAGTCGTAAGTTTTCATTAAACTGACACCGAATGCATCTGTTGTAGCTGTGGAAAGATCTCCGAAATCTCCAGTAGGAAAAGTTGGGTATCCGGGAATATTGATTGTTACTTCTGTGGTTGATGCTGTTGATACAGAAACACCGTCCCCTATGAAGTTTAATATTGAAGTAGCGGTGTTTAATACTACCCATTCGTCCTTAACAACGAGTGCGCTTCCACCACCACCTCCTCCACCGATTAAGGCGCCGCTTGAATAGATATTGCGAACATATAAGTCGCCGCCAATACCTACCCCACCTGCAACAATTAAAGCACCCGTTGTGGTACTAGTAGCAGATGTTAGATTTTGAAGATTTACGGTTCCGCCAATATAAACATCTTGAGCAATGCCTACACCGCCAGAGATTTGTACGCCACCGGTTGTGGTGCTTACTGCTGTTACGGTTGACAAGAATGACGCAGTGGTATTAACCACCAGGCCATGCTTGACTTTAAAGTCGGCGTGGTTTGACATTGCCGTTTAGTTTCCCTTTCCACCAATTGGCTATAATAGTGTTATTTATACCAAACGGTAAAATCAGTTTTACAAAACAAAAACAGGGCCCGTAGGCCCTGTATTGTTGTCTGTTACATTTACAATGTAATAGTCTGTCTACTCATTTTAATTGTCATCTGAGTAGGTGTGTAGTTTGCTGTAAATGTCAGTGTGATTGTATTTGCAGCCAAGCCAGCATCAAATGTTCCTAATTCGCCCTGGCTTGTAGCAATAGCATATTCTGTCATGTAAACATTAGTTCCGTCATGGAACACTAGGATTTCTTCAACATGAACCTTGGTTCCGTCAACGATCTGTATTAGATATTTTGCAGTTCTGTAAGCAGTGGTACTGAAAGTATCTAGGTTAAATGTGGCGTTAGTCTGAATATAACCGCTAGTATAGCTAGATAACAGTGTGTTATTACTGTAGAAGCTGTTAACCACTGTTTGTGTAGTTGCACTTCCAACAGTGACCGCTGTTCCAACTGTTAAGTTTTTAGCAATACCAACACCGCCACTTACGATCAATGCACCGTTGTTTGTAGCATTGCTGTCTGTGGTATTTGTAATACTTACGATGCCCGCGGCGTTAATTGTACTACCAAATGTTGCAGCCATTGTAGCAGTAAACAAGTTAGAAACTAACAAGTTATTACCGACTGTTTCGTTGTTTGTAACTGTTAGGTTTGTAATTGTTAGTGCTGATAAGCTGATATTACCAGGTAGTGTAGCACTGCCTGTAACAACCAAGTTTGTTGCAGTAATTGTATTATTAACAACTGCATCACCTAGTGTAGTTCTACCAGTTACACCTAATGTTCCACCGACTGTTGCGTTGTTGGTTATAGTTGTAGCACTTAGAGTGCTGCCACCGTTAACCGTTAAGTATCCTGTAACTGTTTCGTTGCCGCTGACAGTTAAGTTGTTTGTAACAGTTGCGGCGCTTAAAGTAGCACCGCCGTTGGCGCTAAAGAATCCTGTGATTGTTGAGGATCCTGTGATTGTTTCATTGCCCGTAACTGCAAGATTACCGCCGATTGTAGCAGTTGTACCTACATACAAGTCCTTAGCAATACCTACACCACCAGTTGTTTGAATAGTGCCAGCATTGGCTGCACCTAATGATGGTGTAGTACCGTTTACTAGTAAAGTATTTGTAACTGTGGCAGCACTAATTGTAGCCCCGCCACTTAATGTTGTATATCCTGATACCCCTAGGGTGTTAGTAACAGTTGCGGCACTGATTGTAGCACCGCCATTTAATGATGTGTAACCAGTAACGCCTAGTGTTGTTCCAACTGTTGCGGCATTCGTAACTGTTAGAGCACTAGCAGTTGCGCCGCCGTTCAAGCTACTAAATCCAGTTACTGTTAAACTTGTACCAACAGAAGCGGCATTTGTAACTGTTAGAGCGCTAATTGTAGCACCACCACTAATTGTGCCATATCCTGTTACAGTTAAGTTACCACCTACTGTTTCGTTTCCTGTGATGTTTGCCGTTGTGGCAGTGACTGTGCCACCAACAACTAATCCACCACCAATACCTACGCCGCCTCTAACTTGTAGTGCGCCAGTGTTTGTAGAGCTAACTGCTGTAGTATTTGTTACTGTAGTTAGACCGCCAAATGTAGAACCATCAAAAACAGTTAAACTAGTGCCAGTTCCTTCTAATACTAAGAAGTCAAATGTACCTGTACTTGCAGTAAGTTGGTCTAGACCGACACCTTTTAGGTATAAGTTACCTTGTAGATTAATGTCTCCACCAACCCATAAGTCGTTGTTAATTGCGGCACCACCCTTAACTTGTAGAGCACCGGTACCGTTGTTATATCCTGTAGCATTGCCTGTTCCGCTAGCAACAATGTTTGTAGCAGTAAATGTAGTGCCGTTAAATGTTAGGCCAGCATTGAATACTGTTAGACCAGGACCACTTTGATAAGGAATTTGATCTTTTAATCCACCTGCAATGTTACTAGCTGTAGTAGCATTACCTGCACTTAAACTACTGACTGCGGCCCAAGTAGGTAAACCACCACTAACAGTTAAAATATATCCGTTAGTGCCAATTGGTAAGAATGTTGTAGCATTGGCACCGCTCTGATAAGGTAAACTTCCAGAAACGCCGCCATTTAGGTTATTGGCCTGTGTAGCAGTACCAGTTAGTCCACCGATAAAGTTTGTTGCTGTTACATTACCTGCAACAAAAATACTGCCGCCAACACCCACGCCACCTAATACTGTTAGGTCGCCTGTGCTAGTGTTTGCTTGGTTTTGTACGCCACCGACTAATTTAATATTACCAGTTCTAAATATACCGTAAGTTGCAGTACTGAAGTCACCGTTTGTGGCTTCTGCACCTGAACTATACCAGTCAAGATATTTTGTAGTATTATCTAAAACTAAGGCTGCATTAGTGTCGGCACCACCTGTGTAATAATGGAAGCGGAAACCAATATCTTTGCCGTCGTCAACGGTCCACTGACCGTACACTCCAGTCGGCGGAGTATGTATTTCAAGTAAGTTGTCTGTATAGAAAGTATTTGTACTTAGAACATAAGTAGCACTACCGTTAAATGTGACAATGTCTTTGAACAATACAGGACCAGCAACGGTTAATCCCTTATCAGCATAAACAGCACCAGCTGTGTAAATTGCGTTAGCTGTGTTAGTTGCTGTATTGTAAGCTGTGCTCTTAACAACTAAGTTATCATTAACATAGGCACCACCTGCTACTACTAGGGCCCCTGTACCGCCTACACTGTTTGCTGTAGTTGTATTAGTGACATTTGTGATACCGGCAATGTTTACATTTCCGCCAAAGCTAGATAACCCTGTTCCAACTGTAAAAATGTTTGTACCAGTTACAAATAGTGCTCCACTGAATGTGTTTACTGCACCTGTAAATAGTGTTTGACCTTGGAATAAACTTGGACCTGTAACTTGTAAAGTTGTCAGCGTCGAAGTAGTTGCTGTTAGGCCTTGTAAGGTTGTAAGTCCGTTAACTGTTAACGAACTTTGGTTTGTTTGTGCTCCCCAAATTGTAGCTGTTGTTCCTACAATTAAGTTCTTTGCAATTGCGGCACCACCATTAACCTGTAATGTTCCTGTTTGTCCTGTAGACGATGATACAAATGCAACGCCTTCAGTCAGGGCACCTGCCTTGATTACAAAATCTTTAGTGATTGATGTTAGTGCCATTTTAGTGTTTTTCCTTCAATTAAACTGTCATACCAGTTCTGAATATCTTTATAACCTTATCGCTGGCCTGATATGCTGTGAAATATAGTCTAACCATATTGTCTCCTTGCACATCTGCTGCAAATTCTCCCAGCTCCCCGTTACTTGATAACACTGCATACTCTGTAGCATAGACTGTTTGGTTGTTATCAACTAACAATAATATTTCAATGGTTTCGAAGCTTGCTCCAGACCCAGTTCCGTCTGTAATCTGTATCAGATATTTTGCAGATCTATATAAACCCACAGAATAAGCGTCTACTACCACTGTATCTGTTGTATTTACCAAAACATTGCCAGAATCCATTACCGTGTCCGCTATTTGAACACTTTCAGAATTGATTCGTTTTGCTACTCCTAAGCCACCACTTATGACTACAGCACCTGTACTGCTTGATGTACTTTCTGTAGTATCTGTGAAAAATGTCTTGTTTTGGAAGGTAACTTGGTTAGTTGTTGTACTACCTCTGCCAGTTACAGTTTGCAGTGTAGAAGTGTTTGATATAATAATTGCGATGGTTCCGGGTAGTAACCCTGTAGTAGCAGTTACTAGAATATCTGGACCAGCAGTGATGCTTTCAATTAGAGAACTGGTTGTAATTACAGGTAAACCGCCACTATATAAAGTACCACCTAACCATAGATCGCCACCAATTGCTACGCCACCACCTACAACCAATGCTCCAGAAACTGTACTTGTAGCGTTAGTGAGATTTGAAATGTTGATGCGATTTGTAGTAGTATAACCCCTGTTGGTTACATCTTGTAATGTTGCAGTACTCCATATGTTAACAATTTCAGTTCCGCCTGATGTAGAAGTTGTAATAGCAGTACCTGTGCCTGCAATAAACACTGGCTGCAATACATAGTTGTTTAGAGTTGCAGTTGTAATAATTTGTGCGCCGGCAATTGTTGAGGTATTGTTGATATGTACTAGTCCGCCTACCCAAAGATCTCCGCCGATTCCGACTCCGCCGACTACCTGAAATGCTCCCGAAACTGTTGAAATTGCATTAGTACTTGATGTAACCACTATTGAACTAGTAGCAGTTAAATTTTGTAAAGTAAGATTTGTTAGCTGGGCTGATTCAGCAGTTTTAATCCATGCGTAACCGGTCCACTGATATGTAGTAGTTCCTACTGTAAACTTATCGCCTGTTTGCGGATTTAATGGAAATATTGATGACATAGTTTTTCTTTATAGTGCGGTAAATTGTATCCAAACTTTAGTTGTACCGTCTAACATGTATTGGAATGTTGCACCTTGGCTAGGATCAATCCAAAAATCTCCTAATCTCGGATTTGCAGGCGGTGTTCCTATGGCCAATGTTGACCTAGGAGTATACAGTAGATTGTTTTCTGCAGATATACCGTCTTGACTATAAACACTTCCTCCTACCCATACAGTATTTGTAACAGTGGCGTTCTCGGCATGAACTGTTTGGAAGTACCCGTCTTTAGGTACATTCAGGCCTACAACCATGTTATCAATATTTCCAGTTGCACTAGGTTGAATATCTATAGTTCCGCCTAGTGTAGGACGAATATCAACATTTGCTGCCTCGGGTGATAAAGTAACAGCACCTTGACCGAGAACATTTAATTCGCCCGATAAGTTTGTATCTTTAGTTATATTAACATTCTGACTGAATGTTGCAGTGTTTAGTACACTAAGTTTTCCAAATACATTTAGATTCTCACCGATGCCTACACCACCGACTACCTGTAGTGCTCCAGTGAATGGGGTGATGGAAGTATCTGTTCCCGTTACTTTTAATGTTAAAAATGTAGATGTGTTGGCCTGGAATGCTCCTCCAACAAATAAATCCCCATTTATACCAGCACCACCTTGTACCTGTAAAGTACTGGTACTAGATATAGGATTGTTAGCTTGAATAACAACCGCAGTTGTTCCTGTTCCTATCAGTGTTAATGTTTGAGTGCTGATATTGCTGTAGAGTTGTCCGTTATGGAATTCAATATTACCTAGGCTGCTGGCATAGGTTGTAACTAACTTATCACTGGTAACAACTGTATAACCTGTGCTAGTTGTAGGACTTTGCGGAAGTTGAGGCATAGCGTCTTGCAGTTTAATAAACTGCCCGCTACCGCCTGTTCTTAATTTTGATCCGCTTAATAAACTTGGCATGCTATTGTCCTATTAACTGTTTGCTGTCTGTAATATGCTCATCACTAGTTGAAGTGTACCTGTGCTATCCGCATACGCACGGATACTGTCTAGTTCTTCAATAATTAATTTTCCAGAAACAGGATTCCCTGCATCGTTTGCAGGAATAGCATATTGTTTAACTAATGTGCTAGGAGTATTTCCTGTTTGGCCACCAAAGCCTTGTGCGTCAGGAAGAATAGTTTTGTATCTATAGTGTTCAAATGTAACATAGTGCGTATCTGTACCTAAATTTGCCACCTGCGCCATTAGCACAATAGATGTTACACCAATTGGACTAGTATATACACTGGCAGTTGTGTTAGTTGTTAACACCGCAGTCTTTGTTAAAAATTTGTTTAATGGTAGCTGTGCCATATTCTTTCCTATTATTCGATTGCTAAGATGAACGGAGTCATGTTAGCGTATAAACTTTGTACAAATGTTCTACCACTTAGAACACCTGTTGCTTGACTGATAACCAATCCAGGACCAATACGGAAGTCACCATTTTGGTCAGTTGATGTAAAGAATACCTTACCAGCGTTTAACTGTACAGTTTCTTTGCTTTGTACAGGATCAGCAACACCGCGTTGAGGTAATGCACCATAATTACTGCCTGCACCAACATATTCAAATAGGTATCCACTGGCGCTAATGTAACTGCGTTGATAGAAGTTGACAATAGAACCGTCTGGAAACAGGTCGGGTCGAGTTACCGCTTCACCTAGTTCAACAATGTGATAACTGCCCGGTCTACTCCAGTAGCTCAAACCACTGTAGACGCTGTTATAGTTTCCACCTGTTTGTAAATCATAGACAACCTGTCTCAAGATTAATTTAACATCTCGAACACATTTGTCTTTGTTATAACTTCCTATGCCACCTAATAAATTATGATCAACATAGGCAGCAACTTCTTCTGCAATAAAATCTATATTAGCTTCAATTAATGTAATAGCACTGCCTGCGCCTGAAGCAATGGTTCCTGACTCTGCAATTTGACTCTGTGGTACAACTGCGTTAGCGGCTGTTATGTTTGCCGCACCCACAATACTAATGATTGTGTCAAATCTTGAATCAATGAAAGATTGTGCGCCATCGCCTCCAGTGACACTGCTGTTGATTACTTGTGTAGCAGTATTTCCTACTGTAACTGCTACTACTTGATTCTGTATAACCTTGTCAACCACAGTTTTCATGTGCTGTAGGCTACTAATGTGGGCACTGATTTGACTGGTTGTAGGACCTTGATAATAAGGATCGCTATTTGCACTTAGGATATTAGCATTGGGTGCATATGGCTGGTCTGCTACAGTACTAGTTTGAACAGTATAATAACTATTGCCACAGAAGTAAATTGTAAAGTATGTAGGATTTGTAGGGTCGCCGCCACCGCTAGTCAATGCTTGATTTAGACTAATGCTGTTATAGTTTACATCAGTTACCACAGTGCCTGTGGCAGCATACCATACACCGCTATCATCCCATTGGCGACCATATTGGTCTCTAACATAAACTGTGTTTCCAATGTACACATCGTTAGTACTGATGCTAGCCAAGTTAATAGTACCTGTAGTTAATGTACTGGTACTAGGTTGTGCGTTTAGGAATCCTGGGAATGCCTGTTCGTTGATGTGATCAACTGGAGGTTCGATCTCCATCACCAGACCAATATGTGGGCGATTTAGCGTGTCTGGTACAAATACTTCAACCCTACCACCTTGGTTAGGCCAGTATCCGTTTGGATAGAATTGATCAAGATATGGTAATCCCGGACCGTCGGGGCTAAAAGGATATGCTCTGTATGCAGGATTATAAACAGTACCGCTGAATCTACGAGCACCGTAACCTTTTGCTACTAATGATAAGTCACCAAAGTTACAGTTAGAGTTTGTAATACTAGCAATGCCACCGTTATCACATTGAACACCAACTGCACAAAAAATTGTAAACACAGAAACTAACTGTGCATAACCGTTGTTAGTGACCTTGATACCAATACCGCCCTGGTTTAGTTGTGTATATGCATCGTAGACAAAAGATTGAATAGGACTGCGGTCACTGATAACACCCCCGTCTACTAGACTGCCGCCGATAGCACCAAACGGATCAACTTTTCTATCGTTCCATGATGTTGCATCACCTGTGTACTCAAGACTTTGTTCTTCTACCTGCCAATCTTGTAAAGGATAAATCAATGTTTCGCCAAAATATAGCGTAGAGTTTTGTCCAAACCCTATAGTAGATGTGCTTAAACTTACTACATGAACATTGCCCGATACAGTGGTTACACTGGTCACGGTTGGCGCAATGACTACCGCACTGCCGTTGAGTCCGGTTAACGAGAACAATCCTCCGCCAGCGTAGGCAGGCGGTGCAGCCGATACCCCATCATTAATAATAGATGTTATGATATTAAAGTTTCTTGTCACAGCTTCTTGTGGCATGTAGTCGCCACCATACTGGAAGAATGTATTAATAATCTGTGACGATGTTGTTCCTGATATTACAGTAGCAGGTGTGTTAGCAATAACTTCTAATGCTAGATCTCTTGCATAGTTAATAGCATTAGTAGTTGTGGTCAACTGCTGGCTAACATAGTTGTAACCTTGATTCCAATAACTTAGTCCTGCTTCAAGACTCTTTTGGTTACCGCCTAATAATACATCTTGACTGACTGCGTCAATGATCAGTCCAACATCTCGATAACACTTTTCTTGATTATAGATAAAGCTACCGGGTGGACTAATTAAATTATTGTTAATGTAGTTGATTGTTTGTTCTTGAATAAACGAACGATTTGCCTGCATTAAAATTTCAGCACTAACAAAGGCCGCATCAGGACCAGTACTTGTGTAAATTTCTGGAGCACTAGATGGACCGTTGTTAATAATATCGATAACAATATCAAATAAACTACCTATGCTGTCGTGTGTAATTGCGCCACCAGTAAGGTTAGTGTTTATGACTTGATCACCTACAGGTATATTTGCCGGTACTGATAGTACTGGGCAAGTATCGTTCTCAACAATTAATCTGCAAAGAGTTTTGATGTATTCAATAGCACCAGTTGTCTGTGTTTCTTGACCTGCTATAACACTGACTACACCTCTGTAGTAGGCAAGACCGCTTTCAACACTCTTTTGATTACCACCAAAGGCCATGTCATAGGCCATGTTCTCAACTAGTATGCCAGCGTCACGATAACATAGTTGTTGATTATAAACAAATCCTGGGAAATTAGAATTTACCCAAGCAATGGTTTGACATTGAATAAAGGGTTTGTTGGCCAGCAACAATGTACGAGCATTAAAGAATCCTGGATTTTGTTTTCCACTATTAACACTTTGGCCTACCTTAATAGTTCCTTGTTCAACTGTAACAGTAATTGTAGAAGTGTTGGCTTCCCAAGAACCCATGGCCACTGCCTGTGGAACTTGTACTGTTTGGTTTGGTCTAAACATTGTACCATCAACTAGCCACGGGCCACTTTGATTGGTACAGTTTTGAACATATGGCGATTGGAATAGGTCAATTCTATCGTCACCTGTTTGAGGAGGGAAGCAGGTTGCATAAGCACCTCTGTTAAAACGAGGATCATATTGACCAGGTAAACGACCACTGCGGCCGTTTAAGAAATTCATGTAGTTAAGATAGCAACCACTATTCATATGGAACAAGTCTTGAGTCTTGTTAATAGGCTCAATAAATGTTGTACGAATGTCACTGCCTCTAACTGAAGTATAAGGTTTCATTACCAACGGGTTATCTTCTAGATAACGGCCTGCGCTGACTAAAATTTGTGTACCAGGTTGATAATAAGGTGAATTCATTGCACCGCCGATAGTACGGCAAGCACGGCTTGGATCTAGAGCACGACCATCATTAGTGTCATCTCCATCCATTGTTACATACAATGTGTTAGTAACAACAGGAGCAGTTCCTATTGGGTTACTACCCCTAACACGAATGTCGCCGAAAATGTCAGCAATACCTTCGCCGCCTTTTGGAGCAATGGTAATATTAGTATTTGTATTTCCTAAGAATCGTGTGTAGATATTGTTTAGGTATGAATCTCGCCAGCTTATTTCTTCTGTACCAATAGTACCGGTGTTGTCAGAACTACGCTAATTTCGGCTTCAAATCTTTCTGTTGTAATTTTTCCTGTGTAAGGATTATATCGTAGGCCGCCAAGCGATTCGTCTTGATTTAGATCATCGCCATAAAGTTGAGATCCTTGAATGATCAAACCTTCAGCATCTGTAAACAGTGGATAATAAGTCTCATCTGCGTTTGTTTTTAATATTGCAATATTAGATGCAGTTGTAGCAGTATTAGCAGCCGCAATACGACCATAGATAAATCCGCCAACTGCTAGATCTTTTTCAATACCCACGCCACCGCTAAAATAAGCTTCGGCTAACTTTCTTTCAGCAGTGGTGCTAAACAAAGTTTGATCAATGGCAGCAATAGGATCTTGTCCTGTTGGGTTTGAAACATTGCCAACGTTATGTGCATTGTTTTGAATGGTTACAAAGGAACTAGTAGTACCTACTATTTTTAACCAGCCAGCAACATTTGTAGACGATGACACAATTAATGTTGTGCCATTATCATTTTGTGATATAAATGTTGTTCGAGGATTTTGAACTAGACCACTTGTTGGAGCAAGAGATCTTGTGCCTGATTTTCTAATTCCCGCCATTATTTTAGATTCCTTTAGGGTATTTATTCGTTTAGTATATATGTAGTTCCAAGCCCCTTAGTATCGGAGTTGTTTTATGAGGCCAGTCAGGATGACTTCTTAGTCTAATAACAATTCCGAAACTAGAATCTTGTATAATGTCTTGTATGTTAGTAACGGTCCACAAGTCAGTATTGCTTCCATATATTTGAACAGGGTCTACTGTTCTAGAACATTTATTTTCACCAATTAATTCTCCATTGTGTGTAAGTTGTACAGTATCATCAAATACTCTACCACCTCTGTTTACATTAAATCTAAAAGCAATGCCTGAAATGGTATCAGGTAAATTTTGAAAATTAAAGTTAGTAGCCTGTATATACCAGGTCTTCATTTTTATATCGTTTTTAGGTTGTCTTGAAATATGTTGAATAGGTTTCGAAAGGCTCACTCCACTAAAAAGAGTAGTTACTTTATCAAAATTCGTATCCCATTCTATATGCAAAGGATCTTCTGCGTATTGAGTTATGGTAGTCGGAAGGGTCCAAAAAGTAGTCATCCTGTATTTACCAGAATAAAAAAGGACTCCTAAGAGTCCTTTGGGTTAGAATATAATTCTAATTATTGGTTAGCAATGCTTACAACACCGCTGGCAGCAGAACCTAAGGTCCATGCGCTTACGCCGTTGTCGGCAACTAAGAAGCTACCACTTGCTGTACTTTGAACTAGAACAGCCTTGTGTGCTGTTAGTTTACGAACATAGTAAGTGCTTCCGTTTGCGTCTGTAGCAACAATGTTCATCTGTCCTGCAGATAGACTGCTAGATGTTACTAGACGGCAAATGCCAGTACCTTCACTGTTCTTAACTAGATAAGCGTGGCTACCTTCTTGCTTAACAATGTCACCACCTGCAACAGCGGCTGTACCACCAGCGGCTGCTGGAATATAGCTGTTAAACTTAATACCATTCTGACGGCTGCTTGTCATTGTAATTGTCTTAGCAAAACCACCACCTTCGTCATAGAATCTTAAGTTGTTAGCATCAGTCCATGTGCCCATGTTGTTTTCACTAGATGTAACACGATTTAGAACCGAGTCAATTGCTGTAACACGACCACCGTTCATGCCGCCATAAATTCTCATTCCAACTGCAATACCAGTTACGCTTGCAACACTTAATGTGTTAGTTGCAGTAACACCGGAGTTAGTTACATATTGTGTAACTTGAGTTCCTGTTGTAACTGTCAATGTTGGTGTGCTTGTATAACCACTACCACTGTCTGTTAATGTAACAGAAATAACACCAGGGCCACTAATAGAATAGTCAATAGTTGCTTGCTGGCCGCCTGCGATCTGCGGTGCGCTTAAAGACAATGTTGTAGCTTGAGAATATAGTGTACCACCGTTTGTTACAACGATAGATGCAATACCTTCTCCGCCTACGCCTTCACCTGTTGCGGCAATGTTTGTGTTACCAAAATATTTCTTTTTAATCGGACGTCCCATTTGTTTTCTCCTTTATAATGAGCGTTCTAGGCCCTACGCGGTGGGTGCCGCATAATACTTAGATACTTTATTTAACAAAAAACCCGCCGAAGCGGGTTAATTGTTCTCTAATAAGACAAGTAACGGATTACTTGAAGCTTACTGTGTTAGAGTTAATGCTTACCTTACCTAGGTAGTCAGCGGCGTTACCTAAGCTAGAAGCTGTGTTTGTTAATTCAACATAGCCATAGCGTGTTAGGAAGCCAACTACTGGCTCGAATGTTGCTGGGTCTAGAACAACACCAGAAGACATTAGAGGAATGTAAGGGCAATAGAAAGCGGCAGCGTCAGCTTCGCTAGCACCTTTGTAACCAATTAGAACTTGGTTATCTTGGATGCTCTGTGAACCACTGTCAGGTAGATATGCGTCTACATAAACACGTAGGCTACCGTTTAGTGTACCAACAAACTTAGTGTTTGTAGGTGCTTCGAATGTGCCTTCTGTAGTACGAGCAAACGCACTAGTTGTAGCACTCTGAAGAATTGTAAGAGCCTGGTTGGAAACAACTGCCCAGTTAGCAGCACCACGACGGGTACGCTGAGCGATTAAGTTTGCAACACGGTTGATCTGAATTGCTAGAGCGGCGTGTTCGTCACCGACGAATGTTGCTGTTCCAGAAACTAGAGCTTGGTCATATGTTTCTTCAACTGTTGCTAGACCGCGTAGGCTAGCTAGGATCTCTTGGTCGATTTCAGCAGTAATTTCTTGTGCTAGAGCAGCCATGATTTCTGCTTCGATATCGATACCTTGTTGTGCTTGAGCGTCTTGAGCGGCTTCGAAAGTCCAACGAGCGCTTAGTTTGCGGCTCTTTGCTTCGACAGGTGCCTTCAAGATTTGAATGCTCATGCGCTTACCTGGTGTACCTTCTAGGGTAGAAGTAGCAGCCGCACGTGGTGTGGTGCTATTGTCGTTACCAGAATATGCTTGAGCGATCTTGAATGGGCTCAATGCTTCTTCGCCTGCGGATACTTCGCTAGAACCATCTGCATAACGAACACGCAATGTGTGGATTTGTCCAACAGGACCAGTCATAGGCTGAACACCGATGATTTCGTTGGCAATAACTGTTGGCATAACACGACGGATAACTGGAAGAATAACGCGGTTTAGAGTCGCGATGTTTCCAGCACTTGTTGCTCCACTGGTAGCACTTTCAGCCAAATACTTGCGTGTGTTTTCTAAGCAAACTTGCATAGAAGCACGGCGTGTACCTTGTAGGCCTTCAAGT